TTTTGCTTCTTGTAGGTGCAGTGTAATGTTTTAGTTTTTCTTTTAGTTCTTTGTTTTCTTGTTCCAACCATTGTATTTTTTCATAGAGGTATGTTTCATTCATTGGTTGTAATTATATGGTAAAAAATATTTATATAGTTTATCATATTTAAACAATATATTCATCCACCAAGATATTATAATCAAACTTGTCCAAATATTTCCAATGTATCGCAGGCATTCAAATCAAAATCAAAATGCAGTGGGTTTTCTGCACAACCAAATCTATTCGGATGGATGATTGTATCCGGTAGATTTTCCAAGGAGGTCTATGGAAGATTTGCTTTTATTACTGAAGCAAAAATATCCAGATGTTTCGTTAAGTCGCTTTCATTTGAACCGAGTTGTCAATGACAATAATATTACATTGAAAATGACACGAGTGCGTCACGAACCAACACATCGTTGGGGGAAGGAAATCAATATCAATGAAAAATTGGATGAATTTTACAAGACAATACAACAATACAAAATAGAAGATATCATATGCATTGATGAAACCGGTATTAAGACTTTACAAAAAAAAAATCATTGTTATAGCCAAAGAGGAAAACGATGTGTGATAAAGACACAATCACAAGAAGTATTCAAGAAATATACAGGAATATTTGCTATTTCAGTAAAGGGTGTTGAAGGATGGGAATTGTATGAGAAAGGAGGTATCAATACAGAACGGCTTGTTGCTTTTCTGGAAAAGTATATTACTGAAAAATACAAAAACAAATTGATTGTGTTGGACAATGCGTCCGCACATAAAAACGATATAATATGGGGAGTAATACAAAAACACAATGCATTCTTGTATAGTGTCCCATATCAACATTTTACCAACGCAATAGAAAACTACTTTAGTATGTTAAAATCAAAAATGCAAAAGATGAATGGTTTGAGATATGAAAATTTAAAAGAAAACATTGAGAAAGCAATACAAATGATACCGAGAGACTATTATAAGAACATAGTGGAAGGTGCTTATCATAGAAAAGATAAATATATCTCCAAGAATAAAACAAGAAAGATAAAAAAGAAATATCTATAAAAGAGGGCGTTTTAAATGTGCAAAGGTGTAATCAAATTGTTTTTATAAACCATAATCTTTTACACATTTCGTAAATTACAGAATTAACTATTGTCCCTTTTGTTCTTGGAACATTCTTGGAACATTCTTGGAACATTCTTGGAACATTCTTGGAACATTCTTGGAACATTCTTGGAACATTCTTGGAACATTCCTGGAACATTCTTGGAACATTCTTTATCATAATTGTGATATGATACCTTTTTTTGTTAAACGACTTAAAGAAATAAATATATACTTTATTAAGAGTATAAATGGCAGTACCAACGGTAGCTGTGACACATATTATTGGAAATGAAGAATTGTCTAGTATTAAATTGACGGATGTAGATCCAGATGTTCCGATTCGAAAAATTTTCGAAGAAGTTATTTTTTTAAAATTTGGAGAGATTGTGCAAATTGTAACGACGAATTTTTTTTCAAATATGGGAGAGACTGTCAAGACAGATGCTTATGTTTATTTCAAACCGACACATCCACCCTTTTTGGAAAAGATAGAATCATCTATGGAACCATTCCCTTTGGTACAAAGAGAAGGGAAATTACCGTGGCTCTGTGAAAAAAATACAGTAGTAAATCATTTTCGAACAGATCCATATGAACAAAAACGTTTGTTGATTCAATCAATCAATTCAAAACAAACCTCTAAGGATGTCTATTTTATGTTTCGAGAACATGGAGATTTGGAACAAGTTGATATGGTATGGACACAAAGCAATGAATACCCTTTACCTACACGTGTTCAAGTCTATATGTATTTTAGAGAATGGGGTGGTGAAATTTTTACATATAAATTATTAGAGGAATTGAATGAAGTAGGTGTATTTACGATTCGATATGATTACAATGGACACAAGGATATACTATGGGTATACGAATTATGTCCAAAGGAGGAAAATTCTATTGAATTTCCATTTGTTTTTGGCAGATATAGAAAATGGATTCCAGAGGATGATTTGCAATATGGTAGTCGGAAAGAAAAAAACAACAAGTTGAATTGGTATTTTACTACTGCAGGTAAATTCGCTTATGCTGAAAAAATAGTAGAAGATGAATTATTGAAACACGGTGGCCTTTTTTTGGGTCCTGACAAGACATTTTATGAAGTAGAAATTACCAAGAGACCTATGGACATTGCAAAACAATTAAATTATGAAAACCCCTTTGCAATTTCATCATCTTCAGAAGAATGGGATGAAAGTGAAGTGGATTTACAAGAAGCACAGAAATTATTAATGGAAGTGATACAACGTTGTATGGTGAAATTGAATATTCCATCTACTGCAGTACCAATAGAAGAAGAAGATGTAAATGAACAGGATAATACAAGTGAAGATGAAGTAAATATAGATACATAAGTATAAAAATCAAAAAAATGTACTTGTTATATACAAATGCAGCAAGATGGAAAAGATTTAGAATCAACGAAAGGATTAGAAAAACAAGTCATTAGTGTATTTCCTACTCGTGAAGATTTTTTGAAATTGTTAAAGGTAAATAAAGGACTCGTTATTGTGAAACTGGGAGCTACATGGTGTGGTCCGTGTAAACAAATTGCACCTATTGTAGAAGCGTTTTTCGCAACATCGCCTCCCAATGTCATTTGTGCGGATATTGATGTAGATGAAAGTTTTGATTTATATTCATTCTTAAAAAGTAAACGAATGGTGAATGGTATTCCAGTAATGCTTTGTTATAGACAAGGTAATTATACCTATGCACCTGATGATATGATTACAGGTTCGAATCCAAATGATTTACACGCCTTTTTTCTGCGCTGTGGAAAATATTTACAGCAAATACGAAACCAAGCCAATGAAAAAAAACATTCACTATTGGAAAAGGGAGGGTTTATTTGATAATATATATTTTATAAAAGGATTTAAAGAAAAAAGATATATTATTTTTATATGGCATCGGAAAAGAAAAAGGTGATTCGTCGTGAAAAGAAATTAGAAGAGGAAAAAAAGTCAGAAGAGGAAAAAAAGTCAGAAGAGGAAAAAAGGCCAGAAGAGGAAAAAAAGTCAAATAAAAAAATTATTAAAAAAAGAAATGTAAATAAAGCAGAACAGGAAGAGATAAAATTAGTGTCATATTTACCAGATTTTTTTTCCATTTTGACTTCATTCTTTATTGTAAATCACAAATATGTTGCCTTACAAGAACTTGAAGAAGGTAAAATTATTCCTGCTTTCTTTGTTGTATTGGAAGAATGGAATGTTCAAGAGAAATCAATGAAATGTCAGTTTTACAAACATACAACAACTGAAAAGGATATGCAAGGTTCGGAACATGTAAAGCCTTTATGGGATGAACCGTTTGTGCAACAAGTGGTCGATGCTTCTTCTATTTGGAATTGTTTACCATTTGATGAAAAACGTGATTATCATTATAGTTAGAAAATTTGTTGTTAACAATTTTATTTGTTGTTAACAAGAAAATTAGTATAAAAGGGTATAAAGAATTCCATATAAATTATAGAATACAATGCGAATTTTAGTGATACCATTGATTACCGTTGTAAATAGCTTTACTGTACAATCTAATTTTAGAACAAATCGTGTTTTTAAAATGCAATATGGTTATGAAAATGTATATGATGCTTTGAAACATAAATTGGTTTTACCACGAAAAAGTTACAATACATTGATTGACTCTATTAATAAGCACGATATTTCGAAATTATATTTCACGCAAAAGTTAGATTCAGTGATTACAGAAAAGGAAGGTATAGATTTTGATACCAATGAAGAAGGTCTACCTTTACATATTTTATCCAAAGAATATTCGGCAACAGCCATCAACCCCTTTATCACAGATTCTTTAGTGGAATTATCAATTCAAAACAAGGTAGAACCCATTTTTCTACAGGAACCATCCGTAACACAATCTAATTCTTATATACAAAATATATTGGATAATTCAGCAGGATTTTTGGGTAATTATCTTGTGCCATTTTTTTTCTTGTCATTTATACTCCGTTCTTTCAATAATATGAGAGGAGGAAATATACCAGGGATGCCTGATATTATGTTCAATAAAGATGTTACGAAAGATAAATTGTTAGTTACCAAGGCAAATATCACCCTGGACAGTTTTGCTGGTAGTCCGGAAATTTTTGAAGAATGTACAGAAGTGGTAAGTTATTTAAAAAATGCAACACTGTATGAAGTAGCAGGTGCGGAAATTCCGCGTGGAATTTTACTAGAAGGTCTTCCAGGAACAGGCAAAACATTATTAGCAAAAGCGATTGCTAGTGAAGCAGATGCGAGTTTTATTTCTGTGGCTGCAAGTGAATTCGTTGAAATTTTTGTAGGAATGGGTGCTATCAAAGTGCGTAATTTGTTCAAGACGGCGCGAGAGAATAAACCGTGTATTCTTTTTATTGATGAGATTGATGCAGTTGGAAAAAAACGTGGTTCAGGGTTTAATGGAGGAAACGATGAACGGGAACAAACTTTGAATCAGATACTTGCAGAAATGGACGGATTTGCTGACAACGATGGGGTTCTCGTGATAGCAGCAACCAATCGTAGAGATATTTTAGACGCAGCGTTACTTCGCCCAGGACGTTTTGATCGTATTATTACTGTACCCATTCCTGATAAAAACTCGCGTGAAAGTATTTTAAAGGTGCATTCAAAGAACAAATATTTGGATCCATCAATTCATTTGGGATTTATTGCAGAATTAACGAGTGGATTTTCAGGCGCTGATCTTAAAAATTTATTAAACGAAGCAGCCATATCAGCGGCACGTGTGGGTAGAAAAGTAATTATGGAATCAGATATTCTTTCATCTCTTGATAAATTAATTGTCGGAATAGAGAAAAAAATAGATACGAGAAGTGAAGAAGCACGGCAACGCGTTGCGATTCACGAAGCTGGACATGCATTGACTGCTTATTTATATAATGAATATTTTGAATTGAAAAAAGTCACCATTCAGAGTACATATAATGGTGCAGGAGGATATACATTGTTTACCGAATATGCAAATATTACGGAATCAGGATTGTATACAAAGGATCTATTAAAAAAGAGATTAGTGATTGCATTAGGAGGAAAAGCAGCCGAGACAATTTTTTATGGAGATAAACATATAAGTGGAGGGGCTGTGCAAGACTTGAAACAGGCGAATTCAATTGCAAGAAAGATGGTTGGTAATTATGGTATGGGAGATAGTCTAGAAGTGTTTTATAATGAAAATCTGGATCCTTCCACTTCTCTTCCTGCAAAATATGCAGACAACACGAAGGAAGCAATCGACAAAGAATCGCTGCATTTGGTAAATATGGCTTATATGGAAGCAAAAAAAATTTTACAAGAAAATAAAGACAAGATGAATATACTCGTGAATGAATTGATGGAACGCAAAACTGTACTTGGAAAGGAAATGTCTGGGCTTTTCAATGTGTAAATATTGTTGACCGGGATTATATGCCTAAAGTTTGTCTATCTGGGTTTTTAACGCATTCCTTCCTTCTTGAATGAATCCCTTTATACACGGAAAAATGAAATTAAAAATTTGCTATCATAATAATATATGGATTTAGATATAGAAAACTACGATTTATATGATTTACTCCATTTGTTCAAAATACCTATTGATTTTGATGAAACGGATCTAAAAAAAGCCAAGGCAATGGTATTGAAAACACATCCAGATAAATCCGGATTAGAATCAAATGTGTTTCGCTTTTATTCATCTGCTTACAAACGCATCTATTCTATTTGGGATTTCAAAAAAAAGGGAGAAATAAATAAAGAAATATATGGAGATGTTTTATATAACCCATACGGTTTTAGTGACAAAGAAAAAACCCTCTTGTTGGATTCCCTTTTTCAAGAAAAAAAGGAATTAAAAAATAACCAATCGTTCAATCAATGGTTCAATGCACAATTCGAAAAAACACGTATTTCATCCGAACAAGAAGGAAAGGGTTATGAAGAATGGTTGCGATCTCATACTGATGAGAGAAATACAGTTAATGTAAATAATCTTTCTACAATGAATCAAGAAATAGAAATACGAAAAAAGGAAATACGTTCTCTCATCGTTAAACAAGAAGTACGCGATTTACCCATATCTTCCCTTTCCTCCTATGAACTAGCAGAAACGGCACCCACTTATTTCGATTCCGACTTGTTTAGCTCTCTACCCTTTCAAGATTTGCAAAAAGCACATACTGAAACAGTGATACCTGTTACTTCTGAAGATTATGAATCAAGAGAGAAATTCAAATCTGTTAATGAATATCATCAATTTCGAAATCAACAGGATATACGACCCCTGTCTGAAATAGAAACCGCAATTTTTTTCAAAGAAAAAGAAAAATACAATGAAGAAACTGCCGTTAAAACAGCCTATCATTTAGCCAAACAAACAGAATTAGCACAAAAAAAACAATCTGTTTTTTGGTCTGGTATTCAAATGATTAAAAATAATATTTGATATTTATCCCTCTTTCTCTCTATAAGAAAAATATAGTTGTATAATATATGGCATCTAAAATATCATATCTCAATTACATTTATTTTTTTGCAGTATTATTAGTAATTAGTTATTTGTATAATCGATACAAAAACAAATTAGAGAGAGAAAACGATCTAAACAATTACGAAGCCATTCGCAAATATTTATTAACAGAAGATGATATCATTGAAGGCAACATTAAAAAACCAATTCTATGGATTTATATTCCTTACGAATACAATGTAAGAAATTGGGAATCATTCGGTTCTCGCAGTTCTCTCGATTTAAATCAACCTTATCTTTATTTGACAGCAAGGTCCATCATCCATCATTCTGATGATTCATTTCATATTTGTTTCATCGATCATCACTCTTTTTCTAAATTAATTCCTTCTTGGAATATCGAATTCAATACTATATCCGGTTCTCTCAAGAAACAAATAATAGAAATAGGTATGATGAAATTACTATATTTATATGGTGGACTTCGTGTTCCTGTTTCTTTTGTTTGTATGCGTGACCTCGCTGGTTTATACAAAACTGGTACAAGTGGCAATAGAGCTTTCCTTTGCGAAATGATAAATAGAAATGTTACTTCAAGTCATATGGATTTTTCACCCAATGTCTGTTTTATGGGTGCCAAAAAGGGTAATCAAAAAATAGCACAATTACTAGACTTTATGGAACGAATTGTATCTCACGACACAACAAAAGAAACCATTTTCTTGGGAGAAACAAATCGTTGGTGCAAGAAACAAATAGAACAAGGTACAATGACTTTGATAGATGGAAAATTAATTGGCACCAAAACAATGGAAGATACTCCTATCGGTTTAGAAATACTATTGTCAAATGATTATATTGACATATATCCACAAACATATGGTATTTATATACCCGCACACGAATTGTTACAACGAACTCATTACAATTGGTTTGCACGAATGTCTACAGAACAAGTTCTAGAATCTAGAATGATTATCTCAAAATATCTACTTTTATCCAACGCGCCTGATGCCAAACAAGGTGTCATTGAACCAATACAACAGCGCAGTAATTGGATTAGTTTTTGGAAAGTACCATCGGGTGCCCCCTTGTGGGGTAATAAACCCAATTTCTTAGGAGATAATATTATTCAACTGAAACATCCTACTCAATAACTCAATAAAAATTTTTTGAAAAGGAAATATCAGATTGATATAGCAATTGAAGTGCATCGGGTAATGTAATAAATGGATGCCGTTGAACAATCATTTTCAAATCATTGTTTGCATCTTGTTGAAATTGTTTATATTCATTCGTAGACCACCATAGATATTGAAAAGGTGTTATCTGCTTTAATTCTGAACGCGATGGAATAGGAATAATAACATTCCACGTTCGAAATCTTACCATTTTCTTTTTCTTTTCTATTATTTTTGAATGAATTTCTTGTATATAAGAAAATGGTAAACTCATGTATATGTATATATAATACATATACATTTAGACCTTTTCTCTAAAAATAGAAATAATAATGAATACAATAAGTTGAATTTGTGTATTTTAACTGTGAAACATAATTAATATTATTGGCTTTACATATTTGTCTCAAAATCGTTACAAAAAAAGTATAATTCAGTTTCCTTTCTAAATACTTACGTTTTGATATATAATAATACGATTTACAACTCTCTAAAAAATCGTTGATGCTATTGTTATATAAACCTTTCTTAAAGGAATCATTATTGAAAGTATAATATTTATCACTTTTACTACAATTTTTATCCAAAAATGCGTAAAATAATTCGTTTGGAATTTGATTTTTAAATATTTGAGAAGTAATGGACATCTATTATATACAATTATTATTTTATTGTATTATTATAATGAATAGCATTCAATATACTATTAGTGAATAATGCCAATTCTATTTCCTCTTCATGTATATTATAAAAAATAGTAATATATTTACAAATAAATGGTATTATAATATATTTTTCTTCTTCTGATAAAATCTTTGTCACCTTGACAAAGAGAAAATAATTGTCCAATATATCCATAACAGAATATCCATTGTCATAAATAGAATACATAATTTTTATCGCATCGCGTAATTCATTCTTTTTTAAATGCTCCGTGTAGAGAGAAAATTTCATAAAACTTATATTTGTACATACATTCATTGCTAATTCCAAAGTAATATGTTGGTTTAATAATTTACATTTTTCCATATAATTAATCAATACCTTGGCAGTATTATTGGATATATCCAGTAAAAATTGTTCCGTGTCTTCATCCATTTCTATTTTTTCAGTATTCTTTATTTTTTTTAAAATGGTATGCATATTTTCTCTCTCTAATGGTTGAATTTGAATGATTGTAAGTCTCGATTGTAAACTTTCATTTACCTTTTGTATATTCGAACAAGAAGAAATAAAATGCACATTTTCATTGAATTTATCAATACAATTTCGAAACACTTGTTGACTTTGTTCATTCATCAAATCAATATCATCCAAAACAACAATCTTTTTTTTACCCGACACTGAAGAACAAGTCTGACAAAAGGTTTTAACATCATTTCTATAATAATGGATTCCTTGCTCTTTTAAACTATTGATATACATAATATTGTCATTGTAAACTGAGGGTTCAATGTCTTTATAATATTCCTTTATGAGAGCATTCAACAAGGATGTTTTTCCCGACCCCATATTACCAATAAACAATATATTGATTTTTTTCATTTGTACGAGAGATTGTAAAAATTGTGAAAACAAAGGTGTCAATTCAAAATCGGAAAAATATATAGGTTGATATTTGTTTATAAAAAGAGTTTCCATAATATATATTATTCGTAAACTTGTATTTAAGTTTATCTCATCCATGAATATTTACAATGGAAGATAATTATTATACAATATTAGACGTTCCTGAAACAGCCTCGATGGACGAAATCAAACGCGCGTATCGAAAATTATCTTTGAAATATCATCCAGATAAAAACATAGGAAATCCTGAAACAGTAAATACATTTCATAAAATAAATGCCGCTTTTGAAGTATTAGGCGACGCGGATAAAAAAAAACAATACGATTTTACAAAAAAAAATCCGTTTTTTTCACAAGGTATGGGGAGTGGTAACGGTGTACATATTATCAATATGGATGATCTTCTATCGGAAATATTGTTCGGTGGTATACGTCGACCCTCTCAAAACAATGACCCCTTTGACTCCTTTACTATTGATGAAATGAATGGTATTCCGCATTCACATATGTTTTCATCTTCTAGACATCATCCCTTTGGAGAAATGCATCGCCCTTTACGTAGAGCCTCTCCTATGACGAAACCATCTGTCATTACAATCATACTTGAAATCCAAATGGAATCTATCCTAGAAGGCGGTGTAATGCCCATAGAAATAGAAAGAACAATTATTGAAAACAATCATAAGCGAAATGAAAAAGTAACGGTATATGTCAATGTTCCACAAGGAATTGATGACAATGAAATAATTCTTTTACAAAACGAAGGACATGTCCATAACCAAATAAAAGGTGATGTCAATGTCTTTGTAAAAATTATCAATCATACAGAATTTATTCGAAAGGGGTTAGATCTTATTTATGAGCGCAACATTTCTCTCAAAGAAGCATTATGTGGTTTTTCCTTTCCATTGAAATACATAAATGGTAAAAATTATACCATTCATAACCAACGTGGAAATATTGTTCCCAATGATTTTATTAAAACCATTTCAAAAATGGGTATTACGAGAGAAGGACACAAGGGGAATTTAATCATACATTTTAAAATCACGTTTCCTACTTCCTTGACAGAAGAACAAATGAAATCTTTGTCTACAATATTATAAAATAGGAACAATGGCCTTTGAATTAGTGGGAAATTTATTGTTGCTATTTCCATACGTTTTCCGCTGGCGTGGAAAATAGGTTGATAATCCAGAATTCCAACAAAGGGTAACATTAGGACCAGGAACATCGGAATCAGTCGTAGGAAAACATTTTACATTGGATACAAATTCTTCTATTACATCGTTTGTACAAGGATTAACAATACGACTACATACTAGATTTCCACCATTGGGTAAAACAAATTGAATTGTTGGTGGAATTACATTTGTGGATACAGGTATCACAATCCCAGAACCACTTCCTTGTGTGGGAGGGGGCGGAATAATGGGTGGAACGTAATCCGAAGGACTCGCTGGTAGAGAAGGAAGAGGTGCATAAATGGGTGCTGGAACAACGGGTATACATAGTGCATTTTTTGTTTCTATAATATCATTACCATTTATAATATTGTTATTTAGATTGATGTATGAATAATTAATACGTTGAAAAGATTTCGTGTTGGGTTGAGTTGCCGCATCAGTTTGTGTCCCCCATACATTTGTTGTATTTCCCTTGGCAATTTGCGCATACAATTGTTTCTTTGTCAATTTTCCACTATTTCCTTTATATTGTAAAATATTTCCCTTTTTATAAGAATCTAAAACAGAAGCTTGTGCTAAATTGACAGAAGCAGGATCGACATTTTGTAAAATAGTAGAAACAATATCACATCGGCGAGTGAATCGATTCCATACACGAGTAGGAACAGGATTGTAATTACTGGGTAGACACGACATAAATATACTATATATGTTTACAATATAGTATATTTCATTTTATTCGAGAAATTGTGATTCTGGTTGTTTTGATCTAAATCGTTTCGTTTTAACGCGCTGCTTTTTAGAACTGGATGTGAATCGACGTCGTTCTGTTTTTCTATAATTTTTTTTTATAGGAATTTCTTCTTCTGGTTTTATTTCAGTTTCCTCATCTTTCTTGGAAAAATAATCCATAATGAAATCAAACATATAACTTATATAAATATATTCAAAGAAATATTATAACGTATTATCTATCATAACCTTTTATTGAATCGTATTTGCTACGCTTACAGAGCTAACAGGGTTAAATTCATCACCTGCACCTGCAAAATACCAACGGAGTGACAAATAATCTGGATTTTTTCCAGACGCCACACTTGAATTACCAGCCTTTGACATTTTCGTATTGGGACCACGTCTCGTTAAATTTTGTATTTCCAGAGTACTTAAAGAATAACTATAATACCATAAATCAGAGATATATCCATTGAATCCACCATTCATTGCTATATAAACATCACCGTAATTTTGTTTGGGAACACCTATCAATTCCATACTTTTTGTAACGGTTCCATTTACATAAACATCCACTGTTTTATTACTACAACGAAGAATCACATTAAACCATTTGTTCATAGGAATATCCGGAATGGTAATTTCTTCATTGATTACTTCATATGTATTGAAAATAATAGTCAATTCATTGGTATCGGGTGAAATATACATTCCTGGTGCATTGTTGGGATAATTCAAACCTGTTCCGTTGGGGTCGGGAGTATCATTACCTTTGTTGAAAATATGTTGGTATTTACCCGTGGCAACACCCAAGTCATTGATAAACAGCCAAACAGACCATGTAAATTCTAAACCACTATCGGCATTCACAGAACGATAAATTGTTTTGCTATTTTTGGCAGTAGGTGTTTGTGAGATAGTAATCATTTGTTTTGCATCAATCATTCCATCAAGCAAATGAGGTGAAGCATTTTTATGTGTAAATATATAACCTAATATATATATGGATATTTGCAAAACAATAATAAAAACAAACAAAATCACCAAAACAAATGCTATTTTTGATACCAAATTATTTTCTGTCAAACCATTTCTTAATGAATTAAAAAAACCATTCCCTGAATTATTATAATAAATGTTATTCATATATATATTATAAAAGAAAAAGCATTTGTTCTGAATTGAAAACTATCGTTAAATAGTGAGACTTCTAGTTTCAGAACCATCTTTTACTAAAGATAATTTTACTTGGTAACTTCCAATTCCTGTGTTGCCGTATCCGTTTTTGTAAATATTCCACGCCGTTTGAGGGTCTGTAGAATTTGTCATATATTGGAACCGTGATGTCCAACCATTGAAACCACCATTGGGCGTAATATATACATTGGAAGAACTATTGATATATGCTGTCCCCTGCAATACAAACGTTTTCACTAATTTACCATCCAAATATACATCCAATGTACGTCCATATACACTAATCAACAAATTTACCCATTTTTGAATGGGGACATTTGTCACTGTGCACGCTTGTACAACATAATTGGAAGTTGGATCACTACCACTAACACTACTAGTGTCCGAAGGATACACTGCTAACAATATATTTAAATCATTACTTATATCACCTAAAGCAACCACTGGGCAAGGCTGTAAATCATTTACCTGTGTCGCCAAATCACCATTTGTTATTAATGGTGTAGAACTAGTTGTGCGTTCGAATAATACCTTTGATTCACCATAACGATAATTCCAATCATCTACATAAAACCAAATAGAGTATGAAAAATTACTTGTAGATGTTCCTGAAGTGTTTCCTTCTAAATCAGTTGCATTAATAGTAGTCAAAGTGGTTCCTGCTAAAACAGTGGTTTGTGTTTGTTTTGATCCAAATGTATATTTAAGAAGATAGTATAACAAAATAAGAATAACAATAATAAACAAAATACTTGATACGTTCATAATTTATTATAATATTATAATAGATATTTTTTTCACAACTACAATAACATTAGGGGACAATTATTCTAAAGTCGTCCTTTCATATTCATTTTATAGATTCATCAATATTGGCTCCTTATCATACATAACATCTCTAATTCCACCTTGCATTCCTTTATCCTGTCCAATTGTAATAGAATCATATTTCATAAAAGGCACAACTACCTTTTTTGATTTTACCAATTCCCCGTTGACAAATATATCCATTACACCTGAATCATAATTAATTACATAATCATTCCATTTTTGAAGAGGAATATCTGTACTTTCATACACAATATCCATATTATCAAGATTATATGAAACATCTTTTGATTCTGTAATAGCTATCGCATCTTCTTGGTCCATTCCTACTAAAAAATTATTCTTTGCGGGATTATACAAGATATTTGGTTTTCCACCGAAATTTAATATAGAAATATATGTATCATTTGGATCATTTACATCGAAAAAGGCAGAAAAGGAAATACCATATCTATAATTATATGGGTCGGAATTTGACTGAGAATCACGTGTCGTCGATAATGTATCAATACTTGAAACAAAAGATTCTTTGTTGGAAATAAACTGAGACAAATCATTGTATGTTGCCAAAGTTACTTGTTTACTCAAATTGACTGCATCAGTTACCAAAGTAAGGCCTTTTTTGTTTTCCCGCCATTTTTTAATTCTAGGGTATCCAAAATAGATAGAATAAGTGATTACAATGAGAATCAAAACAACGATAGAATCACGACTTGGGTTTCCACCAGAATATAATATAGACAAATCGATAATACCGATCAATAAACAAGGTAAATAGAAATATGTATTTATAAAAAATTGCAATAGAGGACTTTCCAAATAGAGATCGGTTCTTTCAAATAATTTAAAAACAATACCCATAATGGCAATGACTACGAAAATAGTTAAAATGAGTTTAATGATACTCAATGGAGTATTCAAATTTTGTGTAGAACGATATAGCAATGTTGACATCAAACCGACGAAAAAGATACCAAAGATAAAGACAATGAAATAACTAAACATTGAACTAACACTTTGATTCGTGTCACTCAAATTTAATAATTTACTATAACGTAATACATAAAGTCCGACACAAGCGATTACAAAAAGAATCAAAGCAACATAAATAAAGAATTGAGTAATATTCATTGTAGAAGAGAAATAGGTTCCAATAATAAGGAAAAGTAAAAACAACCAAAAAAATCCACCTGCTGAAACAATGAGAACCTTGTTGATTTGTTTTTTCCAATAATCAATATTGTAAGAAGTAAATTTATCCGCATAAATATACATGAATATATACCAAAACAGATAAACGAAAAATAAGATAATGATAAACATAAGTGGGATAGTAACCCATATATTTTTATTCAGAAAATTACCTGGATTCATTTTGTAAATAAGACAAAAAATGAAAATAAAACAAAACATTAAAATAATATATTTAACACTGTCATAAAATAAATTAGTGATTGGATCACGAACACGTAAATTAATATAAAATAAAAAAGCGGATATACATAACGAAACGAATAAAACAAAAAATCCATATTTATTTACGACATCACCAGGGTTTTTGTAATAAAAATACCACATAGCAATAAAAACCAAGACGGCAATCCCCAATTGTTTGGAACCGGGTTCGTTTATATAATATGTGCAAAATGTAATTATCATAAGAATAGGAATTAAAAACAAACAATCTGGAAAAATGATTGTAAAAAAGATTGAATAAATAAACAAAGAAGGAAAGATGAATAATAATGAAGTAAAGAAAAAATAGGCAAGATATTTAACATATTTATTTACTTCTTGTGAATCAATAAAAGGGTTTAAAGATATAAAAACGGTTACAATGGTAGGAATCAAATACATAATAAAAATTAAGATGGTGAAAAAATTATTGTTTGGATTATAATTACGACCTACTTCTAGTATTAAAATAAATATAAAAAATATAAATAATACTATCCAACTTGGGGTTGACCAAAATAATAATTTCAAAAGAGCAATTAAACTTTCACTTGTAAACAATTGGTTTACTTCTTCTGAGAAAAACTTGGATATATAATTAAGTGCATTTCCAGAAATTTTTGAGATTGGTTTTGAAATGAATGTTTTTCCGGGTTCAGTAATATATGTATTGATAGGTTTTTCTTCATTGAAATATTCTTGTAGACTACGTGTAGAATCCACATATTCTGTTTTGGTTAATTCTGATTCATTGGTATTTTCTTTGGAAGTACCAGTACCCATAAAATATATATATTATAACATTATAATATTTATGATATAGACTTCAATAGACCAAACGGAATTTATAATCTTTCCATAGCTGTTTTTCTTCCGTGACATTCTCTGCAAAGTGCAATCAAATTTTCTACATTATTACCACCACCGTTTTCTAATCGCATTTTGTGATCCACTTCAAACCAGGCGTTTAATTGTTGATGACAAGAACCACATTTCCAATTTTGAGACGAAGCTACATATTTCTTTTTGGTTTCACTTACAGATCGTTTTGTACCCTTTGTATTTTTATCATTCGTGCTACCGGATCCCGATTGCAATATACGTTTCTCTCCTTGTGATAAATTAAGGTTGTTCATAAATCCAGAATCTGTAAAATCAATAATAGGTGAAAACATTTCCATTGATTGTTTATCAATCGGCATATATTTTATCATATTATTTGCATTTTGAAGAATATTTCTACATTGACTTGGATCTCTCTTGATAAGAAGCCATAGAGACAGACCAAGTAGACCAAAGAACCCCATTTGAAAATATTTTTTATAAGCGAATATCATTTTTGTATATTTGCCATTATGATATGCATTATATATGAAAAATCCAGTAATGGCAATAATAATCAATTCCATTCTCATACTATATAGTCAATATTTTTTTTTACATCCATTGATTTCGTTTGTTTTCTTCCTTGATTCGTTTCCATGAAGTGAGAATTGTTTTTAAAAACCTTTTTTTCTTGTCCGATTTCATTTTTGAATCTTGGCTCTTACTTTTTGTTTTACTACCTCCTCCTTCTTTTTTATCTATTTCTTTTCTCTCTGATGATAAAGGCAAAGAGAATGATTTGGAAGAAGAGGAAGAAGAAGAAGAAGAAGAGGAAGATGAAGAAGAGGAAGAAGAGGAAGAAGAAGAAGAAGAAGAATCATTGATATTCAATAATAAATCAGAAAGCAATAATATTTTTTTTTCCAATACATCGATGGCGATAGGAGTATCACTATGTTTCAATAGCAATTGAATCATATCTTTAATCACATGTATAATTTTTTCTTGTTTCATTGAATGTATATCATGGTTATCGAGAATGAATTCAAGAAAGGGTAAATAACTCATTACAAATCCCCATATATCAATGTTTTTTTTGAATACATTATTGATATAATCTTGTATATTCCATTTTCTCTCTTCTTTGTCTGTAAATGTAAGTAAAATATCAGTAATATATTCTATAATAAAAAACACGAGATAATCATATTGTGCTTCTTCTTTTTTAGAATCTGGTTTTTCTTTTTCACGTTCTTTTATTTCTGTTTGAAACAATTCTTTAAATAATGAATGAATCATTTTTAGATGTCCTTGTCCTCTTTCTTCTACCCATTTCATTGTATAGTCAATAACAAATGTTCGTAGAGTAGAAACATTCAGATCCGTTGTTTTTTTCAAAAAGGCACTATACATTTTTTCAAACAAAGGATTTAACAAGACATTTGAAAAGGGGACATTGTATTGGAATGGTCTATCTTCCCAAATATCAGGTATAAAATCATTTGGTTTGTAAAAAGTAGAAAGACCCCAATCAATAATGCGTGTTGTAATCTTATTTGAAGAAGAAAGAACTAATATATTCGATGCTTTCAAATCACTATGAAAAACATTGTATCTATTCATAGGTAGTATTCCCTTTTGCAAGAGAGAAAACAAACTATTGTTTAGAGAAATCAATGCATTTGGTTCCAAAGCGGCTTTTTTTTCAATAAAAGTATCCATATCAATTCCACCATAAGGAATATTCAAGGCGAGTAACTTGGACAAGGATGATTGAATGTTTCCTTCATTTATATCTATTTTCTTTAAAGGTTTACATTTATCAAAATCCTTTAAATCTTCCTTTGTTAATGATGCAGGTTGACAAAGAGTAATATCTTGCAATAGAAAATAATCAATGAAATTCGGAATTTTTTTCAAAATACTTTGATATTTAACAATCTCTTTATACTCTTTTTTGGCATATTTCCTTTTCATTAATTTACTGATAAATTCACTACCTTTGCGTTTCAATGTTTTATTTTTACATTGCAATGCTGGTTTGAATATACATCCAAAACCACCTGAATCTATTACTTTGCCACCTTTTTTTGTTTTTGTCATTTATATTAAATTAACTATATATATCATCAATATATTTTATTTTATTCATAATGTATATACAATGAAAAATAAATTTAAAAAGACACAAAAAAGATTTACAAAAGGGAGAGGAGGAGGGGGACTGGTAGGGGGAGCAGAAGTGAATATGACACAAAATTATATATCTCTTCCAGAGAATAAGGAATCATCTGTAAAATCGCACGGATTTTATTCAAGGACTGTTGTACCTGTACCTATCACACCGACCGTCCCTGGATCCACAATGATGGGTTCTAGATTAAGTGATTCAAATTATCCAACACCAACCATTGATGTTCCAAGTGGGTACAAAAGTGATGATGATAAAAAGAAAAATAAATTAACATCAGAAGAAATGAATCATTTGGAAGAGCAAATAAAGCAGAAATTCGAAGAAATCATTGCAAATTATTTACGACAAACGTGTTTTTATTCAAATGAAGAAAAAATAAAAACAATACAAGATACAATGGTTTTAAAATTCCGCAAACAAAACAAAGCAAAAAAAGTGGAAACTGAAATGAGCAAAGCGGTTATACCATATTTGAACGGTTTAAAAAGTATTTTAATATGCTTGTTCAATCGTTACTCCAATGGTATATTCAAAGATAGTCTTAAATTAGAGAGACGGATAACTTATTTATTTGATGAAATTAAAAAAAATCCAAAATTAAAAATGACGAAAAAATACGAAAAAGATATTTGTGATAAAGTAATAGATTTTATAAAAGGTGGTCGAAAAACAAGAAAACGAAATAGAACAAGAAACAAAAAATAGCTAATACAAATTTACAAAGAATAAAGATGATAGCAAGCGAAAACAATGCATCCTATAACAATAATATAAATAATTTTTTGAATGATATTATAAAATTCCGCGTGTTTCGTTTCTCTCGGTTTATAAGAATCGTAATATGATTTGTAAAATTCGTGTAACGAGAGAGTTGGTTTTTCTAAACGTATATTTATTTTATTATGAATGAAATGCATCCAACGTATCAAAGCATCACGAGAATCCAAATAAGGAATCACTGGATATTCATCCAACAAAGCACTAAAATCCTTGGAAAAGGATTCAATAGGTAAAAACAAAGGAATATTCTGAATAAAATCATAATATTTTTTTTTGGTAATGGTATTTGGATACAATGGATAACTCATTGCAATAGTATGTAAAAAAAACCAATAATGAGGCCCCCATATTTTCTGATCCAATATCATTTGTATCTTCTGAATATTTTTAAAAAACAATTTAAAAGTATTCTGTTCCTTTTTATAGAATTGTATTTTATATAAAATGACAAGTATATCAAATAAAAACAACAATATATGCAATAATTGTGGAAAGAATGGACATTTATTTCATCAATGTAAATTACCCATTACAAGCTACGGAATTATTTTGTTTCGAAAAAGTGAACAAGGTATTCAATATTTAATGATACGAAGAAAAGATAGTTTCGGATATATTGATTTTATAAGAGGAAAATATTCACCTTATTCATTGGTTCAAATTGAAAAATGTGTGGAAGAAATGTCGTTGACTGAGAAAAAAAACATTTTAACCGAATCATTTGATTCCTTGTGGAGATGTCTATGGGGGGACAATAATACACATCAATACAAAAGCGAAGAACTGGCATCGGCTAAAAAATTTGAAATAATTCGAAATGGTATAGTTTTCGATGATAAATTGATAAAATTATCGGATATTATAGATGAATCAAAAACAAATTGGGAAGAAACAGAATGGGAATTTCCAAAGGGAAGACGAAATTACCAAGAAAAAGATTTAGAATGCGCTATACGAGAATTTCAAGAAGAGACAGGATTGTCTTCGGATGACATCATTGTGATTGATAACGTTTTACCCTTTGAGGAAATATATATTGGTTCAAATCAAAAATCATACAAGCATAAATATTATGTGGCGTATATGAAAAAAAGAGAAGAAGAATATGATATGTTTCAATTTCAAAGGTCAGAAGTAAGTAAATTGGAATGGAAAACATATGAACAGTGTTTAGAATGCATACGACCTTATAATTTAGAAAAAAAAAACATTATTATCAAAATCAATAAAATGTTACATGAGTATAGATTATATTTCTAATATAGTATAGCAATGCAATCCAATATCAAACGTTCCATTTCTAAAAAATTAATTTTAGTTGCTGATTCCGATTCTGAACCAGAAAAAGAAGAAGAGGGAGAAGAAGGAGAAGAAGGAGAAGAAGGAGAAGAAGGAGACGGAGAAGGAGAAGAAGGAGAAGAAAAAGGAGAAGAAGGAGAAGGAGAAGACGGAGAAGGAGAAGAGGAAGAAGAGGGAGAAGAAGGAGAAGGAGTATTATCCATAAATTCAGAATGTAATTCGGAAGAAAAAATGTATTCACCAGAATGTAATCAGTTTCTGTTAAAAAAGGAATTATTGGAAAGAAATGAATGTGAAAAAAATCCAAATGAAAATGATTTTTTATATCCTTCTCTCAATGATCCACATTTCAATATGAAAATAGCAGAAAAGAAAGAATTCAATGATACAAAATACGATGGAACCATTGCCAATGTTAAAGATCATGCTGAAGAGATGAGCAAAATGGATTTTGAATTGGCACCACACCAATTGTTTGTTAGAAATTTTCTATCTTTTCAAACACCATACAACAGTCTATTGTTGTATCATGGTCTTGGTTCTGGAAAAACATCCAGTTCGATTGGTGTTTGTGAAGAAATGCGTGATTATATGAAACAAATGGGTATTCAAAAAAGAATCATTGTAGTTGCATCACCCAATGTACAGGAGAATTTTAAAACTCAATTGTTTGATGAGAGAAAATTAAAAGAAGTAGACGGAATATGGACAATACGAGACACTTATGCTACAAATATTTTAAAGGAAGTCAATCCTATGAAAACGCGTGGTATTACAAAAGAGAAAATAATGATGCAAGTAAGAAATATGATCAATACCTATTATCTGTTTTTGGGATATATCGAATTTGCAAATTATATAGAAAAAACAAAAAGTGTTAGACCCAAGACTACCCGAACTGGGATTATGCATACAAGAGAAGAGAGAGAAGATTTTTTAATTAAAAAAAAAGAAGAAAGAAAACATATTGAAGAGTATAAGAAAACGGGTAAAACATTACAAAAACAGAGAATACATCAATTGCAGCGAGAATTTGATAATCGTTTGATTGTCATTGACGAAATACATAATATACGTCTTTCGGATGAGAATGAAAATAAAAATGTAGCAGAACAATTGACAGATTTGGTAAAATCCGCAAACAATATACGTCTTCTTCTTCTCTCTGCAACTCCTATGTATAACAATTATCGGGAAATTATATGGTTAATTAATTTGATGAATTTGAATGATCGTCGTGGTATTGTTCAAGTAAAGGATATTTTTGATGCAAAGGGAAATTTTAAAGAAGGAGGAAAGGAATTATTCATTCGTAAAGTGACAGGATATGTTTCTTTTGTACGTGGTGAAAACCCTTATACATTTCCTTTTCGAGTATATCCTTCTCTCTTTTCTCCACAATATACTTTCCAAAAAGGAAATGTCCCCTATCCGGTTTTACAAATGAATGGAAAACCAATTGCACAAGATGACCAATTGAAATTATTGGATATTTATTTAACTCGAATTGGCCCCTATCAAAATCGCGTTTATAATACTATTATTGATAATTTACGAAATCATCATATCAATGCTGTGGATGAAAGTGAAGAAATGCATGTACAGCAAGTGGCAGCACGTATGATGCCCAGTTTTGAAAATATGGATTCTTTTGGATATACACTTTTGCAGCAACCCATTGAAGCATTGATTATGTCGTATCCTTCCTTTTCGGAGCGTTTTTATAAAGGAGGTGCTGTGCAAAGTGAAACAGAAAAAGAAGAAGAAGACGGAGAAGAAGACGACGGAGAAGAAGAAGGAGAAGAAGAAGAAGAAGACGGAGAAGAAGAAGACGACGGAGAAGAAGATGAAGAAGACGACGGAGAAGAAGAAGAAGAAGAAGAAGAAGAAGAAGAAGACGGAGAACCTAACCAACCTAACCAACCTAACCAACCTAACCAACCTAACCAACCTAACCAACCTAACCAACCTAACCAACCTAACCAACCTAACCAACCTAACGAAACGATAGCAGATACAGATTTGACAGGGACAAAGGGTCTTTCAAGAACGATGAAATACATTGATAGTAAAAGTCCACCTAAAAAGGGTTTTTTTGAATACAGACCTCAGACATTACAAAATTATGGTCGCATTTTTTCATCAAAAGAAATAGGAAAATACAGTGCTAAAATTAAAACCATTTGCGAACAAATTTATAATGCAAAAGAAGATCGTGTTTCGGAAGGAGTGATTCTAATATATTCTCAATACATTGACGGTGGTTTGATACCAATGGTACTGGCACTCGAAGAAATGGGATTAACAAGATATGGTAATACTGCTTCTCTTTTTAAAACACCACCTACAACACAAGTTGATGTAAGAACGATGCGTCCGAAACCAACAACAACGAGTTCAAGTGCAAGTAAAACAAAAACTGATTTCATTCCTGCCAAATATATTTTGATAACAGGTGATACACGCCTTTCACCCGACAAAGAAATGGAGTTAAAGGCTGTTACAAATAGTAATAATAAAGATGGTTATCGAATCAAGGTAGTATTGATATCCAAAGCAGGTTCAGAAGGTTTGGATTTTAAATTTTTAAGACAAGTTCACATATTAGAGCCTTGGTATAATATGAACCGTATTGAACAAATCATCGGTAGAGCGGTTCGCAATTACAGTCATAAAGATCTGCCTTTTGAAAAACGAAATGTACAGATTTATTTATATGCTACTTTATTGGAAAAGGAAAAAGAAAAAGAAGAAGCTGCGGATTTATATGTATATCGCGTGGCAGAATACAAAGCGATTCAAATGGGAAAAATAAGTCGTCTTTTGAAAGAAACAGCTGTAGATTGTATTTTGAACCACGACCAAACAAATTTCACCGAAGAGAAAATGGCTGAAATAAATGAACAAGGTGTTTTGCAAATTCTGTCAAATGGACAGAATATACAAGATTTCAAAGTAGGCGACAAACCATTTACATCAGCGTGTGATTATATGGAAACATGTGACTTTAAATGTTATCCAGATGAAGATACAGGAGAAAGAGATATACGCGAAGATTCCTATGGAGAATCTTTTTTATTAATTCATTCAGAAAAGATTGCAAAGAAAATTCGTATGCTCTTCAAAGAGCGTTTTTTTTATACAAAAAAAAATTTGATTCAACGTATCAATGTTCCGAAACCATATCCATTAGCTGAAATTTATGCCACTTTAACACAAATGATTGAAGATAGTACCGAAATTATCGTGGATAAATACAACCGCAATGGACATTTGGTAAACATAGGTGAGTATTATTTGTTTCAACCAAATGAACTTAATCAACCTTCTTTAACAACGTTTGAACGTTCAGCACCAGTGGATTATAAACACACTATGGTGGAATTTACAATGGATCCGTCTATTCTCTCTTTCAAGAATGAAGAGGATGATGGTGATACAAATTTGAATGAAAAAGGCGCAAGTGAAATGGGTACAAGTGAAAAAGGTGTTTCATTCATAGAAAAATGCAAACAAAATTTGGAAACAGCCACCACCTTTTTTCATAGCAACGACAATGTTCCACGCGGTGATTTTGATTGGTATAAACATTGTGGTGTTACAATGCGTAAAATGAACAAGGTATACAAGATGATTTCTGTATCAGAAGAAGATTTGCATACTTATTTAATAGAACATATGGTGGATGTAATGCAATACAAAGAAAAATGGGATGTATTGAATTACTTGTATGCAATAGAGAGAATTGAAATCGGTTCCATTGAAGAATCCATCAAACAATATTTAGAAAGTCAAATGATTCAAACAAAGCGGTTCAAGGGAATCGTTCTGTTTAGTAACAAAGGAGAGAATATGTTGATTTTAAAGGGAAAAGAATGGGTCGAAGCAGAACCTGAAGACAAGTTAGATATTGCAAAGAAAGTAATTGAAAATTGGGATACAATTATGCAAACCAAACAATTCGATCAATGGATCGGTTGTATTCATTATGATAACAAAAATACTTTTTTGGTATTTAAAATAAAACAAATGGTTGACGATGTTGGTACAATTGATGTTAAAAATACAGGGGCTCGTTGTGATGAAGCGAGTAAACGGAAAAAGGTGAATATTTTGAATACTATTTATCAAAGGACAGATACAAAAAAATGGTTTATAGAAGAAACAGTGACGGAATCGAATAAAAAGGAAGGATTTGTAACAACAAAGGGAATGGTACAAGCGGAATTGTGTTCACTTATTGAATTTTCATTTCGTCATTACAACAAAGATAAACGTATTTGTTTTCTTACCTATGAACAAGCCAAGACACTGGAAAAATTTTGGCAGTATATAGGTAAAAAGAAATAAGCTGTTTTATTTGAATCGTTTTGTTTGGTAATATTTAGGTATATCATCCAACCGAAGATGAAAATAAGGTATACCAGTGCCATGAGTACTTATATATATTTTTTCTCTTTTTTTGAGACGTTTTTTTATTTCTCTCGCTGAAAATTTCCAGAAACCCTTTTGTTGTTCAGGTGGAGCATTGTCAATGAAATCTTTGATCGTAGTATATTTACAAGGACCCTTTGATCCTTCTTTAGGTAGAGGAACAAGTAAGAGAGAATCACCAGATAAATTGGGAAAGGCGACGGCGACCTTTTTCCCGTTTTGTTGTTGTTGTGCCTTGTTTATATGTTCTTGAAAAGAAGATGGATCACAAATGAGAGAATCAAGATCCTTGGTTTTTATAAAGACTTCTTGGTATATACTGTTTTTATCACGAGAGAGAACGGATGTTTCAAAAAAGAATCGCTTTTTCATATCGGATGGATATACAGGACCGTCTCCTTGGGACCATTGGTGCAATACATCTGACCATTTTCTAGAGGTGATATTTGTTTTCCGTGTTTTGTTCTTTTTTATGTGATTCTTTCTTAATGTCTTCATTTATTTAGTATAAAGAGAGAAATAAAAATATTTTTTAATTATATGAGTTTTCATATAGTATCAAATAAGTTTGAAAATAATAGTACTACTAGCGGTCCCAATAAAAATCCCAATAATGATAAGGGATATATAGATATAGATATAGGGACTACTACAGGTATGTTTTATGGTTTTGGTTCTTGCCTTGATGGAGATGAAGGTAAGACACAAAATAATATTGTTTATGGATATGGTGTAAATGGTAGTGCAAATCACTTTACACAGATTTTAAATAATGATTCTATAAATATATCGTATCATTTTGATAGTACAAGCAGATACATTCGTATACTAATAAATACAATAAGAGATGCAAAAGGAGGAAGTGCCAATGCACAAATATTTTATACATTACATTCTCAAACATATGGTACCGACCCTGGGTCTGGCTTGGGAACGAATAGTTTTACTAAGGCACCAATATAAAGTCACACTAAATTATAGAAATTTGCACTAAAAAATGGATAAATTTGATGATATTTCCTTTATTTCTAGACTGTTTTAAAGTTTAAAGGGTTTTACGCAAGAGGTAGTGAGGTAGAGATAAAAACTAGATGCTTACTAGCCTGGGAGGTACTATTGCCGTCTATTGTAACGAGTAGAAGACCCAAGGCGGTTTACCGGTAAAAGAGGAGGTGTTTTAAGATTTAGTGTCGAAACATATGTAAAGTCCATAATTTAGTGTCATTTTCTATAATTTGGTGTGCCATTCTATTTATCCGGTTTTACTAAATATACTTCTCCTGCTAATAGTTCTTCTAATTAATCACAAAAAATTGATATAAATAAAGTAAATAAAAACAAGACAATAATATAAAGGAACAATGGCAACAGTTGAAAAAACTTTTGCACCGAGAGAAATAAAAGCAAATAGTATATATTCTAGATCGTTGATAACCCGACGAATTACGGTTCCAATAGTAAACATTGGAAAAAACGTACAACAAACCATTGAAAAAATAATAGCCAATCAGATTGAAGGAAAATGTATTGTAGAGGGATTTATTCGTCCAGGTTCCACCAAAATAATTACATTTTCAAGTGGTCTAGTGAAAGCAACGAGTATATTGTTTGATGTTGTTTTTGAATGTTATGTTTGTTTTCCTGTTGAAGGAACCTTGATACAATGTATAGCGAAAAATATTACCAAAGCGGGTATACGTGGCGAGAGTCGTGATGAAACACCATCACCGATTGTGGTTTTCGTTATGCGCGATCATCATTATAATTCACCTTTGTTTGCTTCCATCAAAGAAGGTGATACATTTACAGCGCGTGTAATGGGACAGCGTTTTGAATTGAACGACACCTTTGTGTCTATTATAGCAGAATTAATAACAAACAAATAACATTTCTTCGTAAATAAGGGCTTAAATATAAAAAATAAAATAGACAAATGGAAGCATATATTCAAGAGCAAGACAATAGTATAGAAATACATGATTTGGAAGACATACGTGAAAAGGTGGAAGCGATGAACAAATTCAATCAAGTGGAAGTATTACGAATCTTGCAAAACAAAGGAGTTACATTAAACGAAAACAAATATGGGGTTCATATTAATTTATCTGAATTGGAAACATTTGTTATCGAAGAATTGAAAACATATATTGAATATGTAAACAACCAAGAGTTGGATTTGAATGAATTGGAAGAGAAAAAGGAAACATTCAAAAATGCTTTTTTTTCAAAAGCAAAGACAAAACCATCTCTTGCATATGAAGTAAGTAGTTTTGAAAAATAATTTTTTATGAAAAGAATATAAAGACATTCTATGAAAATCATTAGATAATGCATTTCATAGAAGAATTAAAACCATTTATGATGACAAAGGAGTTAGTATTCCGCAAAACTAGTTGTACTCCGAGTATTGATTTTCTAAAACCAATGCAAAAGAAAATAATACCCTTATCAGAAAAAGAGGTGAAATCAGAAAAAGAGGTAAAATCAGAAAAAGAGGTAAAATTAGAAAAAGAGGTGAAATCAGGAAAAGATGTGAAATCAGGAAAAGAGACAAAATTAGAAAAAGAGACAAAATTAGAAAAAGAGACAAAATTAGAAAAAGAGACAAAACTTTTTTATACACCAAAGCAACGAGATGGATTGTTCTGGTGTTTCTATATTATAAAATATGGATTTGATAAATACGAATATCCAGACACTACTTCTTTTGCGAATGAAAAGGAGGAAAAATACAAATGGATAACAACCTTGCGAGAGAAGAAACAATTATTAAAGGAAAAAAAAGTAAAAAACATTCAAGAAGATATCGAGGACGAATTAGGTAATAAAGAACGTATTTCGATGAAAACTTTTTTGGCACTCTGTATCGTAGAAAACATCAATATTCTTTATATACACAAGCGTAAATGTTTCGTCTTGGATTGTGTAGAAGGTGAACCATATCATATTGTTCATTGCATCAATGGTACCACTGGTTTACAAAAAAACAAAACATCGATGCATAACACATATTCTTATGAAATGAATACAACCGAAGAAAAATGGAATGAATATAAAGAACACTATTTTCGGTGGGCATCTATTGATAAACCCATCAAATCACCGAGTGCTTATAAAGTGGATGAATTGATAGAAATGGCAAAGAAACTGATGCCTGGTGGAATAATAAAACAAAAACCAAATAAAAAAGAATTGTATGAATTGATTTTAACGGTTCTTTAAGTTAGTTTGACTAGTATAAATAAAATTGAAATAATTTTTTGGTGAAAGAAGAAGAGTATCAAACAATGCAATCAGACTATAGTATATATATTCCTCGTATCTCTGCAAAATATTACAATGAACAACAAATCATTGTAATGTTTAACGAAGCAGGAATTGGTTTTGTCAAACGTGTGGATTTTATTGAAGTTAGTCCCTGCTTATCCACCAACAATGCTGCGTTTGTACACTTTCATTATTTGTACGATAATGAAACAGCCCGGAACATTGCCTCTATTCTCGAAACCGAGAATGAGTCTTTTCGTTGGCAAATTACGGAAAAAGAATATTGGATTTTGTTGAAAAACAGAAAACCCATATGTGAAACAAAATTAAACATTCATCAAGTGGTTGATATTATAAAAGTGATGGAAGAGGAGCATTTGAAGAAGAGCGAGGAACAAGACAAGGTCATCGAGGAACAAGGTAAACAAATGGAAACAATGGAAGCTAGGTTGCAATATCTGGAATCTCTTTTGTTACAACGTATTTAATATTTTGTAATCTAATCAATATCCTTTTTTCATTACAATAATAAGTCATATTCCTTTTTTGTTTCGTTTTGATATATCTGTAAAAATATATTTACACGATCTGTGAATTTATTATAAGGGATTTTATATTTTTCACACCATTTTATACATTTTTGTATATTGTTCTTTTTCCACATTTCACATTTTTCTTCTCTGTTTTTGCTTTTAAAAAGCGAAATCATTTGCTGCATATATTCCAATTGTTGGTTTCCAATAATAATATTGGATTCTTCTATTTTATTCAGGAAAAGACACGGTAATTCTTTTTTTAACAACGTTGTAACGATGACATCTTTGTTCAATACATCCTCTTTATGTAATACTTTATTGAATTCGAATAGATATGTTTTATAAATTGAATCGCGTTCTATAAAATGTTTGCAAATAATAAATCTCTCACTTTCACACATATCCGTATTATTGGGTTTTAAAATATAAACCTTTTCATACATTGTCGTCAATATATATAATATATCTATTACCGGTTTTAATACAATATCCTTCACCTTGATAATAGCAATACCATTTTCTGCTTGGAATCGTATAATATGACAAGAAATATACAATAATCCTAAAATATACGACGCAGGATCATTATATTCTGGTTCTAATAATTCATATGTCAAAATATCCTTCTTTTTTTCTTCGTAAAACCATTCTTGCTTTGTTTCCATAGAACAAAAAATATGAATATCTTTCTTGTCCTCACGTAGCATATCTAAACATTCCATTATCGCTAGCCCATTATCTCCATAATGTGCTGTTTGTATATCTGTATTATCAAAAAAATCCAACAACGAAAACATTTGTATCAATTCCATAAAAATATAAAATGTATTTGAATATGGTTTCAATTTGCTTACTGAAAAATGGGAATGAGGCACTTTATGAAAGACAAAGGTGAAAGGATTTCTCATTTTTATGAGTAAATCATACATATGTTGTGAATGCATAGTCGCTTCTTCTATAATTATCGTTTTCATTTGTTCCTTGGTTTCATTCAAAAAAAAACACAAACTATGAGATAAACAAGGACTTATTTCATCTGCAAAAGTTATTTGTAATTCAAACTCTGCATTTTTTTTAGGTAATATATAATAACTCATTTGATATAAATTAGAATTATATGAATATGATATATTTTATTTAAGTTTTATTTTAGTTTGTAGATAATTTACTTCCATCCCAACGGTATATCACGAGTTTATCCTTATTGATACCATCAATGTAAATCAACCACCATTGTTTGGTCTTATCTTCTTCTTTTGTAAATTTAAGACCCGGTGGTTTGCATTTAGTATATGCATTTGACGTAGTTTCACCATATTGAATAAATTTTTTGTATGCATTATGTGTTGTATTGCAAGATATTTGGTATAAACAATTTTCATCCACAGTATATGATTCTAACCAATCGAAATCGAATTTGTTATGTAAAAAGTTAAATATACTTTGTCTATCATATTTACCCTTACTGCCCTTAGTCTTTTCCGCGAATAAATTATATTCATTTTCAGTCAGCGGACATATAATGGGAACAGTATGACAAACCATATCATGTTTTATTTTTTTAGTTTTTTTTCCACGATTATCTCTAAAATTACAAACAATGTCCTCTTTACCTTGTTCACGAATAGGAGTTGTATATTCATTTCGTGTAACTTCTTCATGATAATTGATCCGAGATACAATTTTTCTAGAACATTCTTCAATCTTTTGACACCTATCCATAATCACCTTGGGACAATATACTTGTGTAATACAATAATTATCCCAATTCTTTATTCGTCCAAAAATGCGTGCCACCAATTGATATATATCATCGTTACATAAATCCATATGACTAAATATAGCACTTGTAAAATTACCCAGTAATTTATGCATCAATGTTTGACCCATACTCACACATATAAATCCTGTAATGACACAAGGTCTGGATTCCAAATGTAATTCGTGCGTTTTTTTATATATAGTTTCACTTATTTCTCCTCCTTTCATCGTAATCAAAGGTATAGTTTTTATATGATTATTATCATAATAACACATTGTCTTTTCACCTCCATTTAGAACAACAACAATTGCATTTGGTTTACGTTCAAATATCAAATCTCTCATTTCATTATGTGATGAACAATTCTTATTTGCAGGAATAAATGTACGCGTACCATCAGCAAGAATGGATGGAAATTTGTCCAAAATATGTGAAACGTATTCGATACATTGTTTTGAATTCATTTGCCCTGAGAAATCATCGATACAATTGAAAATCATATCACCACAACCAGCATAATCAGCTTCGGAATAATCCGCAATAAATACTGTATGTATTTTGCTCCAGAATTCTGTATCTTGCCACACGTTATAGGGTGTCGCTGTTAAACCGAAAATATGTATACATTTCGTAAATATATTTAGTTGTTCGATTTGATTTCTGAGAGAAGGTGTAAGATATTCGTGAATTTCGTCATAATAGGCATATATTCTATCAATAGGATTATGATTATCATTTACAGTTTCCATAAATGAAAACCCATCATCAAATCTTTTTGGATTGCTACACATAATGACAACTCTAGGACATGTTTTTTTATTAGAACATCTACCTAATAATTTCTCAAGTGAATTTACACTTGTATATTCACCTTCGTATTTACTAGCAAAAACACAAACAGAACCTTTCCCATATGTTTCCTCGATTACATACAATCTATGTGCAAATTGACAATTGTTCATCAATGTGTTCATCGTAAACACCATATGAATACCTCTTTCTTGGTGTTTATTTCTATCCTCTTCTTCCAAGGTTTTTTTGATTCTATCAATCACCCAAAATGTTTTTCCAGATTGTGCCAACATAACACACATCATAAACTTACATACCATCTCGATATCTTCAGAAATATTTTCAAATTCATCTGACATTACCGAAACAAATTGCGTGATTGATTTTTCCATTATTTTATTACTTTGTGTTTTTTTAATGAAAAAATAAATCAATTTTTTCTAATATATCTATTCTATCACCAACTTAATTTTCTTCTTTTTCTCTGTTGCACCAACAGGAACAGGAACGGGAACGGGAACAGAAGAACTATCTTGCAAAATCAATGTGGTGGATAATTTTCTAACACGTGACGTATTTTTTGGTGTCTTTTTTTCTTTGAGCGGCTTCGTTTCAACTGCTGGTTTTTGAGTCGCAGTCTTTATTTTATTCTGCCTCTTTTTACTGCTTATCACTTCTATACCCGTCTCTATACCTTTTTCTTTACCCGTCTCTACCTCTTTTTCTAATTCTTTATTTATTTCCTTGTCTTCCTTGTCTTCCTTGTCTTCCTTGTCTTCCATATCTTCCTTTGTCTCCATATCTTCCTCCTCTTCTTCATCCACCGATACCTTGGATGCATTCACATTACGAATCTTTTTATAAATAAAATATCTATTCAGAAAGGATATCTTTTTCTCAAAAGGAGTCATAGACAAAGCCGTACCATATTCACCACCTCTCCGTTTATTTCGTTTGGAATCTTCTTGAAGATGTAAAAACAACTCACTGAAAAGTCCTGAACCTTCTGGCATCCCTATATCCTTGGCTTCGCTTCGCGAAATTCGTTTGAACCCATAATCCTCCAAAAGACGTTCTAAATAATCGAAATTCACAAGATATTCCGTAAACATTTTATTGATGGATTCTTGAAATACATCTATTTTGTATCCCAACGAAGAAATACTATCAGGAAATGTGTCTGCTTCGTATTCTTTACGCACTTCCCATATTTTTACCCCCTCATCCCATATTTCAACACTATCACCCACTCCCTTGTCCTTGAGAAGTTGAAACACCGACTTTCCATCATAACACGTTCCAATAAAATAACCACCCACACGCGTACATTCAGCAATATTTCGCAGAAATGATGTTATTGTAGTCTTGTTTTCAAAGAAATAATGCATTGCAAATTGACACGACGAAATATGAAATCCTTCTTCCGCAACTCCATATTGACGCATCACAGCTTTTCCTAATCGCGATTCATCCTTTATACCTTCCCCAAAAACCGCCTTCACTATATGTGTCGCCTTGTCGTTCAAAAGAGCGGACCCATTACGTATATTTGCACCACTGTTTCCATTCACAAACAAAGCATACGGAACTTGCTTGTAATCACGTCTATAATTCAGAAAACGAGCACACGCACCATCTATTCTATTTTCCAAATTATCCTTTGCAATATCTATACCTAATACAAACGATAAATGACCATCTATCCATTTTGGAAAATCACCACCTTTCCCACAAGCATAATCTATCAAAATATCACCCCTCTTGGCAACACCCATAATCAATTTCTTTTTAACATATAAATTATGAAAATCACGTAAACCTCGCGTACGTTCTGTCCTAACAACACGATTATAATATACATCCTCGTCCACCGTTGTCGTAACCCCTTCTCCCGTGGTAATCATCTGTTCTGTAATCGGATAATGAATCGAATGCCAATTACTATTAGCAACATTATAAGCATTACCAAATTCATTTCCCTCTTTTGATTTATGCTTTGCAGTCTTATCATAACGAACTCGTAGAGGAATCCATCGCCATTGTTTCTTTTCATTGATATCATAACGAAATTCTACAATCATATCGTCTGTAAATACTTCCCCTTCTTCAG